GGGTGTTTATCGTGGTATTACGCAAGACAATGTGACGCTGAACGGGGGTACGGCTTACAACCTAGACCTCGTCACTCCGTCCATTGGCGGCACTGCACTCGCTGCTACGGCGGCTGAGATCAACGCTGCGGCGGATGTGTCTACACGGCTTGTGGCGGCTACTGCTGCGACTCTGACTGTGACTGTTGCCGCGCACGACAGTAAGATCATTGTTTTTGATCGTGCTGCTGGGGTGACGGCGACGTTGCCTGCTGCTACTGGATCTGGTGCTGTGTTTCGTTTCGCAGTAGGTACTGCTGTGACGAGCAACAGCTACAAGGTTCAGGTTGCCGACGCTACCGATGTCATGTCGGGTTCGTTGTATCTGACTGATCAAGCCGCTGGTACGGGTACTGAGTTCAGTACTGTCGCCGCCAGTGACACGATCACAATGAACGGTAGTACCACGGGCGGATTGGCCGGTGGTCTTTTCACGTTTGTTGATCTTGCAACGAACTTGTATGCAGTTCAGGGCAACCTCATCGCAACAGGTGCTGAGGCTACTCCGTTCAGCGCAGCGGTGTAAACTGGCAGGGGGCTTCGTGCCCCCTGTTCACAGGAGGATAGGATGCCAACCAACCTTACCGGCGCAACAATCGCCAGTACTTACGATCAACTGCTGCACGTTGACGACGGCCCGACTGCGACCGAGAAGACGGTCTACAGCGGCACGGGCGTCGCTACGGCGCTGAAGGTCGGCACCACGTCGGCCTCGGTCGGTAATGTGCGTACTACAGGGAACCGGGTAGAGGCTACCTCCGGGGCCTTGACGCTTGGGGCCAATATCGCGTTTTTAGACGCAGGTAATGCACGCACGGCGCTGGGCCTCGGCACGATGGCAACCCAGAACTCGGGTGCTGTCGCCATCACAGGCGGCACTGTGTCAGGCGTCGTGTTCAGCGGCTCGTTCTCTGGTATGACGCTGGTCGAAGCTACAACGCTGGCAACCGGTGCGGCTGCGGCGGGTGTGAACCTCAATGGCAGCACGTTGGCCGCAGACGGCACCGACACCAACATCGACATCAACATCACGCCCAAGGGCACAGGCCGCACAGTTGTAGGGGCGCTCTCGGCTACGTCGCCTCGTGTTATCACGGGAGTCAACGACACCAACGGTAACGAGTTGATGAAGGTCACGGCGACTGCTTCGGCGGTCAATGAACTGACGCTGGCAAACGCTGCAACGGGCAATGGCCCCACGCTATCTGCGACTGGTGACGACACCAACATCGACATCAACATCACGCCCAAGGGTACGGGCGAGGTGAACGTCACGAATATCGACGTTCTCAGCGGCAAGGTACCGTTCAGCACGATTACAGACCGAGCCTACGCTGCGTTTTCTGATGTCACCGACCAGACGGGCAGCACGACTGTCCCAGCCCCTGTGAAGTTCGGTACATCCGAAGTCGTTGGCGCGGGCATCACGATGGTGACAGACGGCACCAACCTCACGCGCTTGACGTTCGCTGCGGCGGGCACCTACGCCGTGATGCCGAACCTACAATTTACCAATTCAGATTCCAACGACCACGACGTAACAGTCTGGTTTGCGCTGAACGGTACGAACATCGCTCGGTCGGCGACCCGGATAACAGTACCCAAAGTTGCTGACGGCGGCAATGCGTTCTTCCAGATCGTGTTCTATGCGACCGTAACCGCAGGGCAGTACATCCAAATGTATTGGCTCCCTGAGAACGTCGCAGTTACGATTGACCACACGGCAGCAGTCACTGGCCCCCCAGCGATTCCCGCTATCCCCTCGGCGATTATGGCGGCTGAGAGGATTGCGTAATGGCAAAGACACCAGCATGGCAGCGCAAGGAAGGCAAAGACCCCAAAGGCGGTTTGAACGCCAAGGGGCGTGCGTCCTACAACAAGGCCAATCCGGGTAAACCCGGACTGAAGGCTCCGCAGCCTGAAGGTGGCCCACGTAAGGATTCATTCTGCGCCCGGATGGAGGGCATGAAGAAAAAGCTCACCTCCGAGAAGACAGCCAACGATCCCAACAGCCGGATCAACAAGAGCCTGCGGGCTTGGAAGTGCTGACATGGCTACCAAACCCAAGGCCAAGTCCACTGTGAACGCCGCTGGCAACTACACGAAGCCTGAGTTGCGCAAGCGGATTGTGTCTCAGGTGAAGTCTGCTGCGGTGCAGGGGACTGGCGCAGGCCAGTGGAGCGCACGCAAAGCGCAGCTTGTTGCCAAGAAGTACAAGGCCGCTGGTGGCGGATACAGGGACTGACATGAAAGCCCCACAGAAAAGCCTCAAGGACTGGGGTGATCAAAAATGGAGAACCAAAAGTGGTAAAAAATCTTCTGACACGGGTGAACGATACCTTCCTGAAGCTGCAATTAAAAATCTTAGCCCTGCTGAATACGCTGCAACAACACGTGCAAAACGTATGGGTAAAGCTGCGGGGAAGCAGTTCGTAGCCCAGCCAAAATCTGTCGCAAAGAAAACCGCGAGGTACCGATAATGGCAACAAAGAACTGGATCAAGGGCGCAATTAAAAAACCCGGAGCTTTGCGTGAGGCACTGGGTGTGAAAAAAGGGGAGACGATCCCCGCCGCGAAACTGGCTGCGGCAGCAAAGAAGCCGGGGAAAATGGGCCAACGAGCGCGTCTGGCCCAAACACTCAAGAAACTGGGGAATTAACCAATGAGCAAGATGTACATTCGAGTCAAAAAAGACGGTTTCATTTATGACTTCAACCCGATTCTGGCGAAGAACCCGGACTGCGAAGTCGTGCCAGAGGAGATTGCGTACCCTGAACGGTTCATCCCTCCGGCTGCTGCCCAGCGTGTTGCTGAGGCTGGGAAGGTAACTGGGCGCAAGAAGAAGGGTGCGCTCGATTTGTCAACTGCTGACATTCCAGAGGCTCCGGCGTATACTTCTCCTGAACTGGCTGAAGAAGCCGCACGAGGATTTCCTGCATGACACCCAACGAAGTCATCACTGAAGTACGTCGTCTGATCCAAGACACCAAGACACCGTTCCGCTACAGCGATGCGGTGATGCTGGGGTTCGTCAATCAGACGCTCAAGCGCATGGTGATGCTTCGCCCGGATTTGTTCGCTGTGATTGCGGACTTCACGACTGCGGCCAACACTGTTCTGCAAAGCTGTCCCACTGACTCGACACGATTGATTGAAATCTTTCAAGTCAAGAACGGTAGCTCGGTCACAGAAGTCAATCGGGCCACGTTGGATCGCACAGAACCCAACTGGCAGAACGAAGACGCCGGACAGCCAGTGAACTTCATGCGCCACGTGCGCAACCCCAACAGGTTCTTCTTGTACCCCCGCCCTGCTGCGGGGGTTGTGCTTGTTGGGGAGTATGCCCAGACGCCGCCCGATTACGCATTGGACGACGAGATCGCATACCCCACGGACGCCTACTTCCCCGTTGCTGTAGACGGCGTGGTGTTCTTGGCTGAGTCCATCGACAACGAGCACGTCAACTCAGGTCGTGCCAAACTGTTCCAAGACTCGTTTGTCCAAGGGTTGGGTGTGTCGTTGCAATCGCGCACGATCACTGATACCGAGGCAGGCGGGCAAGACCCGAGACAGGTGATCTGATGGCTGACCGTACCTTCGCTTCCCTCGTGCCCCGTGTGCAGGCTTCTGTGCCGGGGTGCCCCAATGCCACCATTGTGCAGTACATCCGCGACACAGCGATCCGCACGTGCGAACGCACGTTGTATTGGCGCTACCAAGTGCCGCTGTTCAACTTGTCGCCCGGTGTCAGTGAGTATGCCTACAACAAGCCACTCAATACCGATGTACACGCAGTGTTCGAGGCGGTAGTCAACAAGCGCCCCCTTGAGCGATTGACAATGGAGAAAGCCATCGAGTTGTATCCGCAGTGGGCTGATCTCTACAGCGGTGTGAGTCCTGAGCTTGCATGGCAGGCAGCACCGTCGAATCAATTCAACGTGAATCCATATGATGGTGCGCAGTTCAACGAAGGTGGCGGCGCGGCTCTGGCTCCCGGCGCGTTGGACAGCGCCAGTACCCCGCAGTCGATTTGCCAAATAAATCCTGACCGATACATCGTTCTCCCGCTACCGGACGACACGGTGGTGTACACGTGTCGCATGTTCGTGGCGCTCAAGCCGAAACGAAACGCTACGGCGATGGAGGAGTTTATCTTTGATGAACTTGAAGAAGCGATTATGCACGGTGCTCTCCAACATCTTCTGGTTCTTCCGAATCAGGCTTGGTCAGATCGTGAATTGGCGGCGTACCATGCCAAGCAGTACGTCTTCCAAACCGCCGAACGACGCGCCCGCGCTAACCTCGGAAATGTCCGTGGAACAATGCGGGCACGTATGCAACCCTTTGGAGCCTAATATGACTGTCATCCTCAAGAACAACGCCTTTGGATTCCTTGTGTCGTCGATCAGCGCGTCTGACACGGCGATAGTATTGCAATCTGGGAACGGCGCAAACTTCCCCACGCTTGGTTCCGGCGATTATTTTTACGCGACTCTGCAACCTACCTCCGGGGTGTTGGAGATTGTGAAGGTTGTCGCCCGGACGGGCGATGTGTTGACCGTAACACGGGCGCAAGAGGGTACTTCCGCAGTCTCCTTTGCCGCTGGTAGTCGTGTCGAACTCCGTGTCACTGCGAAGTCTGTCACCGACGCCATCGACGACCGGGTGAGCGTGGCAAAACCAGCATCGGCTGTGACTTTTACTCCTTACGCAAATATCGCGGCTACCAATGTGCAAACTGCAATCCAAGAGGAGATTGACGATCTTGGTGGTTCGGCTGGATCGACGCTTATTGGATACCTTCCCGGAAACACTGGGGGTGTGCTGACGACAGTACAGGCGCAGCTTCGGCAGTCCGTCAGTGTGTTGGACTTTATGACCAACGCACAGCGCACTGATGTGCTCAATGGAACTGGCTCGGTGGATGTGACTGCTGCTATTACTGCGGCTATCGAGGCATCGTGCAGTGGCTATGGGCAGCGCCCGAACACCCTGTATTGGCCGAACGGCACGTACAAAGTGGATAGCAAACCGACTACTCTGGGGTCGAGTGTTACCTTCATCTTCGAGCCGGGGGTGGTGATCAACTACAACGTAGCTGACCCCACGTCCTCGCCACTGTTTGGAGCGTACAACCAGTCCGACCTGACCTTCATCGGTAATGGGGCAACCATCAATGGTAAGAACACGGGCGGGACATCCGAAGGTAACGGAAACGCCTTTGACTTCTATGGCTGCGATAACGTGCATGTTGAGAACCTCAACATCAACAATTTCTGGACGGACGGTATCACGCTGACCGGCGACGCAACTGGTAGCGGCCCGTGCCGTAACGTGACGCTCAAGGATTTGAAGATCACGGGTAGCCGTCGCAACAACTTGTCCATCATTTCCGTAATCGGGTGCCGGGTCATCGGTGGTGAGTACAACGGCGCAGGTAGCAACCCGTCGAATCGTAACGCTGCTGGCCCGTGGGCTGGTATCGACATCGAGCCGAATCAGGATTGCTGGCTGGAAGACGTTGTGTTGATCGGCGTCAATACGGCGGGCAACGCAGGTGCTGGTATTCAGGTGACAGTCGGTGCATTGAACTCAACTGGTGTTGGCGGCGATACTGTGGGGGTCACGATTCTTGGTGGACAATCCTATCGAGATGGCACCGCCAATGACTACATTGCAGCGTTGTGGTTCATTTCGGGTGGCGGGGCGCAGAAGCTGAAAGGCCAGATCGTTGTTCGTGATTTCATTGTCCACGAACCTGTTGCCAGCGGCGTGCGGTTTAGACTCTGGGATGCTGATAACGCAGTGAAGGTCACGTTGGAGAACGTCAAGGTTATTGACCCTGACTATGCGAACGATACGTCCTACGCTATTATTGACCGCTGCGGCTTTGTGTTGGTCGCGCAAACCGCTGACGCAAATACGACGTTGGGTAACATCGAGTTAATTCGTTGCTCCGTTACAGATACTCGTTCCCCCGGCGCTGGCATCATGCAGTATGGCATGTTGCTGTCAGCAGATGCTGGTAAGCACCTGAAGAACATTCTCATCGTCGATCCTAAAACGACTGGAGATTACGCTGCTGGGGTCAAGGCTGACGCAAACGTCTTTGGGCACGCCAACATGGCAAACGTCGATGTGGTGTACTCGTCGCCCGAACCATTGTCCATCTCCAGTTCCAGCGGGACGTATGCACAGGCTGTCGGCAAGCGGCTACTGGCGACTGCTGCGCTTAATTTCACTCTGCCAACAGCGGCAACATACAATGGGGCGCACTATGAAGTGCAGTGTGCGGCAGGAATCGATAGTGTCGCTATTTTCCCAGCCGCTGGCGATACCATTCTGTATTATGGCGCATCGGCTGGACAACAGATTGTTCTGGATACGGGGGCTACTTGCCGCATACGTTCTCAAGGCGGGACATCGTGGATCGTGGAGTTGCTCAGTGGGGCATGGCGTCGTGGGGGTAGTAACATATCTGTTTCAAAAGTCACCAACTGGGCGTCATCTTCGGCACCGTTAAGCGGTACTTGGGGTCTGGGCGATGTCGTATTTAATGCGTCAGCGGCCCAAGGAATTAATGCAGGTTGGGTTTGTACAGTAGCAGGTACTCCCGGCACGTGGTTTCCATTCGGTCAGTCAGGCGTCTTTGGGTCAATTTCTGGTACTCCCAGTTTCGCTGGGCAGATTGCAGTGGTGGCAGGTGAAGCCTATATTGCAGTCGCCGCTTCTTCCTCGGCTGACTGGAAAAAGATCACTCCGTAATGGGGTTGGATTAAGGACAAGGAACCATCATGCTAAAAACAGTTTCCAGCATCACCAACGCGCTTGGGGCGTTGAATTACAAAGGCACGTGGGACGCTACTGCGAACTCTCCTACGCTTACTTCAAGCGCGGGCACCAAGGGTGACTACTACGTTGTGGGTACTGCGGGTGCTACGGTGCTTAACGGTATCAGCAACTGGGGGATTGGCGACTGGGCGGTCTTCAACGGCAGTGTTTGGCAGCGTGTCGAAGGCGGGGCCGACCTCAACGGGGTCAACCTGAGCGCCTCTGGCACGGTCAACTTCTCTGGGCTTACGGCATCAAAGGCCGTCTTCACGGACGCCAGCAAGAACCTCACGTCTACAGGTACGCTGGCCGCAGACCAAGGTGGCACCGGGCAGTCGTCCTACGCTGTTGGTGACGTTCTCTATGCCAGCACCACATCTGCGTTGAGCAAGTTGGCGGGTGTCGCTACTGGCAACGCTCTGATCTCCGGGGGTGTGGGTGCCGCACCGGCCTACGGGAAGATCGGGTTGACCACTCATGTCAGCGGCACCCTACCGACTGCCAACGGCGGTACCAACCTGACCAGCTTCACTGCCAATGGCATTCCTTACGCCAGCAGCACCAGCGCCCTTGCTACTTCCTCGTTCTTGACTTGGGACGGGATTACGTTCAAGGCACAGACCAACGCCAATGGTATAAACGCTGTTGTCGAAGCAGCATCGCTTGACCCGTATGCGCGTGGCGTTTTGATGGCGACTGGAAGCTACCAAACGCAGACCAGTCAAGCGTCGCTGCAACTTCGGTGGAATGATGGCTCCACAACGGCGTCTTTGGCGTCTGCGCTGGTCGTCAACGAAGGTGCGTCCGCCGCCACATCTGGTGCCAACTGGCGGTTTTATACGACGAACTCCTCCGGGGTACTTACCGAGTCCTACCGTATCAGCAGTGACCAGTATCTACTCGTTGGGTATGTGTCGAGCAACGGTGCATATCGCTTGCAAGTCAACAGCCAGATTTTTGCAACCAGCGCGACGATTGCTACGTCTGATGGCCGGTACAAGAAGGATGTTGCTCCGCTCGACAATGCGCTTGATCTGGTGATGAAGCTGAACCCAGTTTCGTTCAACTGGAAGCAGCACCCTGTCCACAACTTTGACTACTCGACCAAGACGGTCGGCTACATCGCGCAGGAAGTCCGCGAGACGCTGAAAGATACGCCCTACGTCAACGCGATTGTCAAAGCAAACCAGTGCGTGATCCAAGAAAAGGAGATCGACGAGCAGACTGGTGCGGTCGTGAAAGAGGAAATCCGTGAGGAGTTTCTCGGTATCGCTGAGGGCAATCTTGTGGCGCTACTCAACAGAGCTATTCAGGAACAGCAGCAGATCATCACTCAGCTTGCCGCTCGCGTGGCTGCGCTAGAGGCGAACGCTGCTCCATGAACATCATCACTTTGATTTAAGGAGAACTCCCATGCCAGCCGCCGCACTCGCTTTTAGCCCTCTGGGCCTCACGGTGTCGTTTACCGCCGCCAATACGGTTCCTACATCCGCGCAGGCACCGTCTTCCGCCCCTACGACGCGACCCGCCTATCAGTACCGCATTGTCAACGCAGGCACTGAGTTGGTTCTACTTGGTGTCGGTGTCGATGACACTGTAGCCAAGGCCAAGGCTGCGTCTATCGCGGCAGGAGCCATCCCTCTCGTTCCCGGTGCCGTTGAGGTTCTCGGTTTCCCCGCAGGCTCGTTCTTCACTGGTAAGACCGCCTCCGGTACCTCGGTGGTGTACGTCACCCCCGGCGAAGGTCTGTAGGGAGTCGAGGTAGTATGGATCAGACACTTATCAACTGGGTATTCGCAGGCGGCGGAGCAGCCTTTGGCTGGGTGCTCAAAGTCATCTGGGATGCCATCAAGGAATTGAAGGCGGACATGAAGCAGATCGAGCGTGACCTTCCTGAAGTCTACGTCCGCAGGGACGATTTCAAGGTTGCAATGACTGACATCAAGGACGACTTCAAGGAGTTGAAGCACGACATGAAAGATGGCTTCAACAAGATCGACAGCACCCTCGGGCTGCTGTTCAAAAAGCTCGAAACCAAACTTACCAAGGAGTAAATCATGCCCGGAATGATGATGATGATGAAAGACAAGAAGCCCGCCGCCAAGCCTATGGCCTACAAGAAAGGCGGCATGGTGTTCAAGCCCTGTGCTGCGTGTCCCAATGCCGCCAAGTGCAAAGCAATGGGCAAGTGCATGTTGAAGTCCAAGAAGTAAGTGCGATGGTTGATCCGATCACGGCCCTAGCTGCTATTTCCTCTGCTGTCTCGCTCGTTAAAAAAGCGGTCAAGACAGTCGATGACGTAGCAAGTCTGGGGCCGGTGCTCGGCAAATACTTTGTGGCCAAAGAACAGGCTATCGAGGTAGTCAAGCAATCGCAAAAAGGCGGGTTCAAAGGCTCGGCGTTGGGCAAGGCGTTGGAACTGGAGCTTGCCCTTGAGCAGGCTAAGGATTTTGAAAGACAGGTGCAAATGCTGTTTTTCCAGAGCAACAAGATGGATGTTTGGCAGCGCATTACAGCCCGTGCCCAACAGATGGAAATTGATGCTGCACATGCAGCACGACGCAAGAAGGAAGCGGCGCAGCGGCGCAGCGACGAGATTGACGACTGGGTGCTGATCGTCACAGCAGTCACAGTTACGGTGCTCTTGCTTGCAGTCACTCTCTACTTTGTGCTGGAAGCTCTACGACGATGAGCGACGACAAGCTGAACGCCAATTCGACCCTAGACAAGGTGCTCGGGTATGTGGACTCGCCGTTTAAGCTGTTTGCCATTCTCATCATGGGTGTCGTGGCCTTTGCTGGGTACTTCCTATGGGAGAACCAAGATTTCATGCGGGACGCCTACAAGGAGTCCAAGAGACTGCCAGAGATCAACACCGCAAGGGCAGACGACGCAAGTTCTATGCTGTTTAAGCAGACCGGGGCAGTGGTAGTAGCAGTGTTCAGGGTCAACCCACTGTTCAACAGCCGGGTGCTGTACCGGGCCTACACCAAGGACGGCAGAGACAAGGCGATTGAAGACATTGACGTTGGGCTGTTCAGTCAGAATACTGCCAACAACTCGGATGTCATCAAGTTGATGGCTAATGAAATACCCTGCGGCGAGTACCGCTATGCGCAGTCCGAGGTGGGCCTGTGGTACTTGGAGAAGGGCGTGACGTTTACATGCCGGGTAAGTGTGCCCCCAGACTCGCACAGGTTCGTAGGTCAGATCACGGTGGGTTGGGCGACGCCGCCCGAGAACCTCGAACAGATCAAATTTACGCTGGCAATCGCCAGTGTGATGTTAGCTAAGAAAGGCGGATGATATGGATTGGCTTAGACAGATTGCACCGACTATCGCTACGGCGATGGGTGGCCCACTGGCTGGAATGGCAGTGTCCGCTATCTCCAAAGCCATTGGGGTTGACCCTGACAAAGTTGGCGACATGATCTCCAACAACAAGTTGTCAGCCGAGCAGATCGCGCAGGTCAAGATCGCCGAGATCGAACTGCAAAAGCAAGCACAGGAGTTGGGCCTCAACTTTGAGAAGCTGGAGGTTGAGGATCGCAAGAGCGCCCGCGAGATGCAGGCCACCACCCGCTCGATGATGCCGCCCATCTTGGCTGGCGCGGTCACGATAGGCTTCTTTGGCATCATGGTGATGATGTTCTTCAACCAGATTGACAGCAACAACCCCGCGATTTTGATGATGTTGGGGTCGCTTGGAACGGCTTGGACAGGTATCATTGCCTACTACTTCGGGTCGTCTGCTGGTTCGCAAGCCAAGACAGATTTGCTTTCAAAAGCCACAGGCAAGTAAACGGAATCCAAAGGAGTAACCATGTCGTTCCAACTTTCTCAGCGTAGTATCGACAAACTGGCGGGCGTTGACCCCAAGTTGGTCGAGGTTGTCAAACGGGCCATTGAGATCACCACGGTCGATTTTGGCGTCACTGAAGGGCTGCGTACCCACGAGCGGCAGATCGAGCTTTTCGAGAAGGGTGCAAGCCAGATTCGGGAGGGCGGCACCCACGTTGCTGGGAAAGCCGTGGACTTGATGGCGTATCTCGGGGATCGCGGTAGTTGGGAACTCAACCTGTACGATAACATCGCAGACGCTATGAAGCAGGCTGCGCTTGAAAAGAACGTAGCTGTACGTTGGGGCGCAGCGTGGAACATCCCGGATATTCGCCATTGGGACGGTACGATGGAAGAAGCCATGAACCACTACATCGACACACGGCGTAAACTTGGGCAGCGACCGTTTATTGACGGCCCCCATTTTGAACTGGTGTAAATATGGCAGGCGTAAAGATCATAGGTTTTCTCGGTACTGCGCCGAAAATCTCGCCGGAGTTGCTTCCCAACACGGCGGGCCAGATTGCGAACAACTGCAAGCTGTACTCCGGTGATCTGATCCCCTACCCACAACCTGTTGTGGTTGCCAATACAGGTCGCACAGGCGCAATCAAGACACTGTTCGCGTTGCGTGACCCTGATACCAACGCCAAAAAGTGGCTCTCATGGCTCACCGATGTAGACATCGCCGTTGCCTCCAAAACCGACAAGGACGAGCAGCGGTTCTACTATTCGGGCGATGGCGCACCCAAGGTCAGCAACTATGAACTGGCGACGACTGGCGTGGCCCCCTATCCTGTGGGCTACTACGACCTCGGGCTGGCACCGCCTGATGACGCCCTGAAGCTGACAGCAACTGCTGCGACTTTCACTGAGAAGACGACTGCCTCGTATGCTCGTGATGCGGCCAACATCGTCACCATCGTGACCTCCGCAGCGCATGGCCTGCGCACTGGTAACTCGGTGTCTGTCTCCGGGTTCAGCTACATCAACGGCACATACGCGCAGGCAGGATCGACCCGCACCGGCACCTACGTCCAGAGTTCTGGCACGCTGTCACTGGCTGTCACGATCACTGACCACGGCCTCCAGACTGGTATGGTGACGAACCTCCAGTTCAGCGCCGACGCCACTATCAACGGTGCGTACTCGGTCAGCGTAATCGACAAGGACACCTTCGCCATCACAGCCCCGGTAGCAGCCGCTCGGTCGGGCAACATCACGTGGACGAACTCGGGCACCACGACCATTCAGGTCACGATCACCACCCACGGGTTGTCAAACGGCGCACAGGTGACGCTGGATTTCACATCTGGTACTGCCACCGATGGCGTGTACACCGTCACCAATGTCACGCCCAACACGTTTGACATCATCACAACAGTGCCCAACACGACCAGCGGCACTGTGAAATGGGACATCCGTAATCTGAACGCGACCAATGTCGAATGCACAGTCACCAACCCAACGACCTTCACTTACTTCAGCCCCGGCCCCCAGATCACTACGACCACAAGCAGTGCTGGCAAAGTCAATCTCGGTGGGCTGACGCAAGCGCGGTCGTACACCTTTACATGGATCACGCCTTGGGACGAGGAGTCCATCGCGGCCAAACCATCTGACGACTTGTTCATCAAGGAAGGCATCTCCGTCACGGTGTCCAACATCCCCACGATCAAGCCTTCTGGCAACAACTTTGTGCGTGGTGTGAAACTCTACCGCACGCTGGCGGCTGCATCCGGCACGGAGTTCTACTTGCTCCAGACCCTGTGGTTTCCTACTGGGCTGGCCTCGGTGCAGCGCACATCCAGCGTTTCACGTGTCGCGCTGCTGTATCCACACAACTTGTCGGTCGATGACCGCTTCAAGATCAGCGGTTGCACCGTGGCGTCTTTCGACATCACGGGCGGCATCGTTACGGATGTGATCGACGACTACACGTTCGAGTACGCGCAGGTGGCGGCGGATGTCTCCAACACCGTCGTAGCCGCAGGCACCCTGTTCCATGATGTCTCTGAAAATCCGCCCACCACGGCTGCGCGGTATTGGGGCGACGGCGGTGTGTACACCTTCCTCGATGACTTCGACTCGCGTGACCTGTTCGACATCCTCGCCACGGACAACTACGATGCGCCGCCCGAAGACTTGCAAGGGCTGACTGCCATCCAGAACAACATCCTGTGTGGTTTTGTTGGCAACACACTGTATTTCTCCGAGCCGGGTCGTCCGCACGCATGGCCTGCTGCGTATGCTGTCAACCTCGAACACAACGTCGTCGGTATCGCAGCGATCAGCGGCTCCTCGCTGGTGACGACAGACTCGTATCCATACATCGTCTCGGGTTCTGACCCGGCCAACGGCATGTCCACAGCGCGGATCGACGCCAACTTCCCGTGCCTGAACAAGAACAGCATAGTGACGATGGGCTATGGCATCGTGTACTCCACACATGACGGGCTGGCGGTGTATTCGCCCAGCAGTGGCGCGGGCATCATCACCAAGCTGCTGTACAACAACGACACGTGGCAGTCCAGCATCAGCCCCAAGACGGTGGTGGCCGAGTACTACGGCGACAACTACTTCGCCTCGCATTCGACGGGTGCTTTCATCTTCGAGCAGGACGCCAAGGTCGGCGGGTTCTTTGTCAACGCAGACTACAGCTTCTCAGCCTCGTTCTACGACCCCATCGACGGCATCGTGTACTACGTCAGTGGCACCAATGGTGACATCTACGAATGGGACAATCTTGCGCAGCCGCCTGTGGTTCAGGAGTGGAAGTCCAAGGTCATCGTCACCAAGGACATGATCAATCTTGGCGCAGCGCGAGTGGTTGCTGACTACTCCACCGTGACACAGACATGGGACGCCGATGTGCAGCAGTGGAATAACGCACTGACCAACTGGGACACGGCGGACGAGATCACGTTCCGCATGTGGGTGAACAAGCAACTGATCTTCACGACCACAGTCAATGACGTGGATGGGTTCCGCCTGCCGACTGGGTACCGCACCGATACGTTTGAGGTCGGGGTCGAAGGCAACATTCGAGTTCGTGCCATACATCTGGCTGAAACCATGCTTGGATTGAGGGAGGTCTGATGTCAACACGTGGCCCACGCTTCACAGCAATACCATCCATCCCGCAAGGCGGACTGAATGATTGGCAGTTCAACACCCTGACTGCCATGAAAGAGAACATCGAGTTGCTGACTGGCGCTCGGGGTGCTGACAACTCAGTCCGTGCTGTCGTTAAGGGTCAAGTTACGGTGTCCAACCCACCGACCCAAAACATGACTCGCGTGACTGCGCAGGGTACCGGGTTTACAATAGGCGGAGCGACTGTGCCGAGCCTTGACGACTATGGTAAGTTGGTGTCTGATGTTCAGCAGCTTGCGAATGATGTAGCCAATTTACGAGCAACGGTGAACACGTTGATCAATCAACTGAAAGGATGAACATGCAGAACCCCTACAACATGTCGATGCCCGATATTCCACCGGCACTCGCAAGCATTTTGAATGTCGGCAGCGCAGGCACCCCCGCGATGAATACACCCCCAGTGGCTGGCCTGTCGGGCGGCATGGGCGGTGCGGCAACCTTCGCTCCCTCGTACCAAGCTGGCGGCATGGTTGGCCCCGGTGGTGCGCCTGATATGGCTGGTATGTCCAGTATGCCCGGTGCAGGTATGAGCGCCGGTACAGGTGTTGGTGTCAGTGAGCAGGCAGTCGGGCAAGGTGGCACGATGTCGCCCCAGATGCTGGAGATGCAGGTCAACCAGTTTGCCACGCAGAACCCACAACAGATCGAGGCCATCCGGGTAGCGATCCAGCAGGTCATGCAGACCGGCGAGTTGACACAGCAAGAACTTAACATGATTGTCCAGTTAGCGACAGTCGCTGCGCAGAACCCCGAGATGTATCCTTACGTCCGCAAGTTCGCCATCCAGAACGGTATCGCTACCGAGCAGGATTTGCCGCCCCAGTACGATCAGGGTCTGGTGTTTGTCCTGCTACTCGCGGCCCGTGCCATACAGGCTGACACCGGTGGTCAGAACATGATGCAGGGCGGTTCTCCCGCAATGGCCGGTGGCCCTGAGATTAGCGCCTCTCAAGTCTCTAGCGGCGCAGTGCCGTCGATGGCTCGTGGCGGTATGACCCCCGACTCCAGAAAGACCGATGGCTCTGTACTGATCAACGCCCATGAGGGAGAATACGTCATACCTGCCAACGTCGTGAAGATGAAGGGCAAAGAGTTTTTTGACAGCCTTGTTGAGAAATACAAATGACAGACATGACCATTGAGATGTTAACGCCTGAACGAGTCACTGAGTTGTGGCCGGTTCTGGAGCCGCATTTTGATGCTGCATGTAAAGGCAATGAGATTGCCAAAGATGAACTGGACGCCAAGGATATTTACGTCCTTGCAGTCGCTGGACTGGTTGCAGTCTTTGTTGGATTCGAGGACGGAGAACCAGCCTGTGTCTTGGGCATCCAGTTCAACACCACGAATGGTCACAAGTGCGCTGATGTCATGGCGCTGGCTGGACGTGGACTGATGAGATTTAAATCTGCATATTGGCACATCATCCTTGAATGGCTCAAAGCCAACGGGGTG